AGACTTTAGTGTAACAGGTACAACCAGCTTTGATGGTTCACAAGGTACAGCAGGTCAAGTATTAACTTCTGCTGGCACAGGTGCAACTCCTACATGGACAACACCTGCTGCAGGTACAGTTACAAGCGTAACAGGCACTGCTCCAGTAGTATCATCAGGTGGTGCAACACCAGCTATAAGTATGGCTGCAGCATCTAGCACAGTAAATGGATATTTAACATCTACTGACTGGAATACGTTTAATAGCAAAGGTTCTGGCACAGTTACTTCTGTATCAGCTACAAGCCCTGTTACTTCTACAGGCGGTGCAACTCCTACTATTGCTATGCCAGCAGCTACTACAAGCGTATCTGGTTATCTTACAAGCACAGACTGGACAACATTCAATAATAAGGGTTCAGGAACAGTAACAAGCGTTGCAGCTTTAACGTTAGGCACAACAGGCACAGATTTAAGCTCAAGCGTAGCTAATGGTACTACGACACCTGTTATTACTTTAAATGTACCTACAGCATCAGCTACAAACAGAGGTGTATTGTCATCTGCTGATTGGACTACGTTTAACAACAAAGGATCAGGTACTGTAACAGCAGTATCAGTTGTATCAGCTAATGGTTTAGCAGGCTCATCATCTGGTGGTGCAACTCCAGCATTAACATTATCAACAACAGTCACAGGATTGTTAAAAGGTAATGGAACAGCAATAAGTGCAGCTACATCTGGCACAGATTATGCTCCAGCTACTAGCGGTACATCTATTTTATATGGTAACGGCTCTGGTGGCTTTAGCAATGTAACCATAGGATCTGGATTATCATTTAGCACAGGTACATTATCAGCAAGTGGTGGTGCAGGTGTTACATCATTCCAAACATCATTAACCGGTCTTACACCTTCTACAGCATCTACAGGCGTAGTTACCTTAGCAGGTACATTAGGCGTTGCTAGTGGTGGTACAGGATTAACTACTTTAACTGCTAACTATGTTCCTTATGGTAATGGTACAAGTGCATTAGCAAATTCAGCTAATTTTACATATAACAACACAACAGGCGATCTAACAGCTCCACAGCAAGTAGCATCTAATGGTATAATTGTTAATGCAAAATCTATTGCAAGTAGTTATACAATTACAGCTAGTAACAATGCTATGAGTGTAGGGCCAGTTACAGTTGCAACAGGACAATCAGTCACAGTTTCAAGTGGCTCAAGATGGGTGGTATTATAATATGGCAAGTATAATTAGCGCAGGAACAACATCAGGTACAGCACTAAACATGACTGCGGATACTAGCGGTCAATTACAATTAGCTACAGGCGCATCTGCTACTACAGCAGTCACTATAGATACATCACAGAAAGTAACAACAGTAGGAAATACTAGTTTAGCTAACAGTAGTGGTAATGTAGGGATTGGTGGAGCTTCTATTGATGCTGGAGAAGGAAAACTAAATATTGCTTCATCTACATCACCTGCATCATTACATTTATTTTATGGAGCTAATGGAGATAATTATTTCACTTGTGGAACTTCTGGCATTCAAGTTTTTAGAACAGGTTCTACAGAACGTATGCGTATAGACTCTAGTGGTTCATTTACTATGGGTTCTGGTGGTTCTTCTGTAAATACAGGATATATCTATGTTAATGGTTCAACTGGAACAGGATATGGTCCTAGAATATTAGGTCAAAAAGACGGCTCATCTAAATGGGTAATTGGTTGTCAAAGCGTTATTGTAAATGATACTAGCGATAGTTTAATGTGTCGTGCTGGTGCAAGTGGTGGTGTTGTATTGGCTGCGACTGCTACATCATGGAGCGCTTATTCAGATGAGCGTATGAAAGACATTATTGAGCCTATTGATAATGCTATTGAAAAAGTATCATCACTTCGTTCTGTTATTGGTAAATATAAAGATGATGAAGAAGGAACTAGACGTTCATTTTTAATTGCTCAAGATGTTCAAGCTGTTTTACCAGAAGCTGTTGATGCAAATGATACAGAGAAATTAGGAGTAAGATATACAGAAGTAATCCCACTTCTTGTAGCAGCCATAAAAGAACAAACCCAAATCATCAACGACCTAAAAGCTCGTATAGAAACATTGGAGGCTAAATAATGTCTAGCATAGTTATAAGCGGAGATACTAGCGGAACAATTACAATAGCTGCTCCAGCAGTATCAGGAACTAATACGCTAACATTGCCTGCTACAACTTCTACGTTGGCTATAAATGGCCCAGCTTTTAGTGCTTATGGTTCTGCACTACAAAGTTTATCTAATAATACATTAACAAAAATAGCATTTAACACAAAATTATTTGATACAGCTACGGCTTTTGATACTACAAATTATAGATTTTTGCCATTGGTTGCTGGATATTATCAAGTTAATGCGTCAATAGGAGTAGTTCCAAATGCAACTGGACTTGTAGGTATTTACCTATATAAAAATGGAACATTATATTCAAGAGGAGCTGTAATTCCAAATAATAATCAAGGTCCAGACACTACATTGTCGGCTTTAATTTCTTTAAATGGTTCAACAGATTATATTGAAATTTATGGGTATCAAAATTCTGGCATAAGTTTAAATGTAGGCTCTAATGCTTCTACATATCCATTTTCAGCAGCAATGGTAAGGAGTGCATAATGACACTATACGATAAAATAATGGCTATCTATCCACAATTAACAGATAATGATTTCTTAACAGTTATAAGATTACAAAACGACTCTGATGGCAAGGGTGACTATATAGCTAAATGGGAACATCCTACACTAGCTAAACCTACAGATAAGGAACTAGCATAATGCCACTTATACTTTCAGGCGCATCAGGATCAAGTACATTAGATAGTACTACAGGTTTATCTATTGCTACATGGACAACTGCTGGCAGACCTGCATCACCTGTTACTGGACAGATGGGGTATAACACTAGTATTGGAGCAATAGAAGTTTATACAGGAACTGAGTGGGTGGTAGTGGGTGACCAATCAGGCACTTATTCAGTAGACTTTTTAGTTGTAGCTGGTGGCGGTGGTGGTGGTTGTGGAACTAATGCTGGTAACGTTGAAGGTGGAGGTGGTGGTGGAGCAGGTGGCTTTAGAACATCAACTCAATCAGTATCTAGTGGGACAGTAATTACAGCAACAGTAGGAGCTGGTGGTGCTGCAGCAACTGGTGCTGGTACAAATGGTGCATCAGGAGTTGCTTCATCAATATCAGGAACAGGATTAACAACAATATCTTCTACCGCAGGCGGTGCAGGAAGTAGAGATGGTGTTGCAGGAAGTAGCGGTGGTTCTGGAGGCGGGGGCGGAGCTGGAACAGGTGCTGCTGCTGGTGGTGCAGGCACTTCAGGACAAGGTAGTAATGGTGGTGCTGGTTCAGGTGGTGGTAATGCTGGTGGTGGAGGTGGTGCTTCTGCTGTTGGTGGAACAGGTGCAGGTTCTTGTACTGGTGGAGCTGGGTCATCTTCTTCTATAACAGGTTCTGCAATTACTTATGCTGGCGGTGGTGGTGGCGGTGCTGCAAACTATGCAAATGCAGGTGGATCTGGCGGTGGTGGCACAGGAGCAAGACAAAATACATCTACTTCCGTAGCAACAGCAGGAACTGCTAATTTAGGTGGTGGTGGAGGTGGAGGTGCTGTGGGTGGAACTTCTGCTGCAGCAGCAGGTGGTTCAGGAGTTGTTATATTAAGTGTTCCTACTGCAAAATATTCTAGCACTACAACTGGAAGCCCAACAATTACAACATCTGGTTCAAATACTATAATTAAATTCACAGCATCAGGAACATACACAGCATAAGGAAAAACTATGTCACATTTCGCAAAAGTAACAGACGGTAAAGTAATACAAGTAATAGTAGCAGAAAAAGAATTCTTTGATACATTTGTAGACTCAAGTCCTGGCACTTGGTTACAAACATCATACAACACACATGGTAATCAACATCCACAAGGTAAACCTTTAAGAGGTAACTACGCTGGTATTGGTTATACATATGACGCTACTAATGACGTATTCTACGCACCACAACCATATCCATCATGGAAAATAAATAATAAAACATGGCTATGGGAAGCACCTGTAGCTATGCCTACAGATGATAAAATGTATACATGGGATGAAGAAACAAATTCTTGGATAGAAGTAACAGAGTAATAAATGTATTATTCTGGCTTTCAAAGCAATGCGTTTCAAAGTAACGCATTTCAGATTGTATCTAATGTTACTCCGCCACCAATTTCAATTGTATCTAAAGGTGGTCTTAAAAAAGAACGTACTCATAATAAATCTTTTAAACAAACTGTAAAAGAGTCTTTAGAAGAATTATTAGGCGAACCAAAAGTAGCAGAGCAAGTACAAGAAATAGTATCTGAATACTCTAATTCTAAAAACTTATCTTTAAGCTCTATAGATTTCAAACTACTCTCACAAAATGTAGCTGCAGCAGAACGTATTATCATGCTTGCACAGCAATTACATTATGAAAGACTAGAAGCACAACGTGAAATGGAAGATGAAGAAGCATTGCTTCTCTTAATATAATGGCTAGATATATACAAGATCCAGTAACACACAAACTTATTCCTGCTGACGAATACTACACACAGGAATCTAATTCGCACTACATTATGGCTGATTATCAACCTTACAAGTCTATGGTGACAGGTGAGATGATAGAAGGTCGTAAAGCACATAGAGAGCATTTAAAACGTCACAATTTAGTAGTGGCGGAACAGAGTTCAGCAAGACCACAGAAGCCTGACGGTGGTCAGTTGAAAGAACAGTTGGCACGTCAGGTTTACGAAAAATTAAGATATAAATAGGAGAAATACTATGGCATTAGTTAAATCAATCTTAGGTAGTGGTAACGCTGGTCAATCAGCACAAGCTATTGTAGGTTTTGTATCAAAAGCACAAGCAGCAACAGCAGCAGCACAAGGCGGTCAATTATTACCTACATCAATCGTTGAATATTCAACATCTACAAGTAACTATGGCCCAACATTGCCATCAGATTCAGCACCAGGTGACAAATATTGGGTAAGTAATACATCAGCTAACACAATTAAAGTTTGGCCTGCTTCAGGTTTCAAAATTAATGGTGGTTCAGCAGATGCAGCTTTATCAATTGCAACACTTAAATCAGCAGTATTTATCTCATTAGGAGATGGTAACTGGTTTGCAATCTTAACAGCATAATAACAATTAGGAGTTTTAAATGGATAACGAGACTACTCTCGAATCACCATCTTTGCGTGACCAAATAGAAAGTGCAGTAGAAACAGTATCAGAAGCACCAGAAGTTGTAGAATCAGAAGTTGCAGAAAGTAAATCAGATAAGCCAAGAGACGAATCTGGTAAATTTAAAAGCAATAAAGAAGTTACAGAAGAAACACCAAGTGAAGTTCAAGAAGAAGTCTCACTAGAAGCTAAACCTTCTAAACCAAGACCATCTTCATGGAAAAAAGACTATGAAGAATCATGGGGCAAATTAGATCCTACATTACAGGATTATATTGCTCAACGTGAATCAGACTTTGCTAAAGGTGTTTCTACTTACAAAGCACAATGGGATCAAGCTCAACCTATTTTAAGTAGTATTGAGAAATTTGCTCCTGTATTACAACAAAATGGTGTTGATCCAGCACAATGGATTAATAGTTTAGGTACTGCACATCAAACTTTGGTATTTGGTAATCCTGACCAAAAATTACAGATGTTTGCGCAATTAGCAAACGATTATGGTGTTGATCTAAATGGATTGTTAGGCGGTGGACAACAAACTAGCCCACAATTCTCTATGATCGCACAGGAATTAAGCCAGATTAAAAATCAATGGCAACAATTCCAATCGCAACAAGAACAAATGGAACAAACCCAGTTAAAGGGTGAAATCGAATCTTTTAGTAAGGACAAACCTTACTTTGATGACGTCAGAGAAACTATGGCTGGATTACTCCAGAACAATATGGCTTCTGACTTGAATACTGCTTACGACAAAGCAATCCGTTTACATGATGACATTTGGCAAAAGGTACAGTCTGAACAGACTAAATCTAGCCAAACAGAGCAGAAAAGTAAACTTGCCCTAGTCAAAGCTAAGGCTATATCCCCTAAGTCAAGCTCGCCTACAGCGAATGTGAGTCTAGGTGGTAAAGGCAATAATCTTCGTGACCAATTAGCGTCTATTGTAGACACTTTTTCTAGCGAAAATATTTAATTAAACTAACAAAGGAGTTTTACTATGGCATTTGCCAATTCTTCAGTTAGTGACATTATCGCTACCACCATTCAATCTCGTTCTGGTGAATTAGCTGACAACGTAACTAACAATAATCCGCTTCTATTAAAATTGAAGTCAAAAGGTAACGTACGCCCATTTTCAGGCGGTAACGTAATTCTTGAAGAAATTATGTACAATGATTCTTCAACAAACAACACTAACTCATATAGTGGCTTTGAAACATTAAACATTTCACCTAATAGCCCAATTTCTGCAGCGCAATTCAGTATTGCTCAATACGCTTCAGCAGTTACTATCTCTGGTCTTGAAATGTTACAAAACTCTGGTAAGGAAGCAATCATTGACTTACTAGAAGGTCGTATCAAAGTAGCAGAAGCACAATTATCTAACCGTATCAACCTTGACCTTTATGGTAACGGTACTGGTAACGGTGGTAAGAACCTTACTGGTTTAGCTGCAGCAGTTGCAGATAGCCCATCAAGCGGTACTTACGGTGGTATCAATCGTGCTACATGGACATTCTGGCAGAACCAAGCGTTCTCTGGTGTGACTAACGGTGGTGCAGCAGTTTCAGCAGCTAACATTCAATCTTACATGACTCAATTAGCTATCAAGCTAGTTCGTGGTACTGATAAGGCTGATTTAATCGTTGCAGATAACAACTACTACAACCTATATGTAAATAGCTTACAAGCAATCCAACGTGTAACTGATCCAGAAATGGCCGGTTCAGGTTTCGCTTCACTCAAATTCTACGGTGGCGGTACATCTGCTGACGTGGTACTTGGTGGCGGTATTGGTGCGCAAGAACCAGCTAACCACATGTATTTCTTAAACACAGACTACATTTTCTTCCGCCCACACAAAGACAGAAACTTTGTGCCAATCGGTGGTGAACGTCAATCTGTAAACCAAGACGCTATTGTTAAATTAATCGGTTGGGCAGGTAATCTTACTAGCTCAGGCGCACAATTTAACGGTGTCCTCACAGCTTAATTAAAGGGAGAATATAACATGGCTTTTTCAGTAACCCCTTTAGTGGGAATTGATCTAACTAACACAGTAACAGCAGCTAACATTACTGCTGGACAACAAGTTGCTAACCAATTATTAGGTGTGCAAGTTTGGGGTTCAGACGGTTTACGTTATGTATTTGCTAAGGCTAATGCTACTATCACAGCATCAACAACTGTTTGCGATATCAACACAACAACTTTCTTAGTTGCAGCTTCAGGTGGTTCTTATACATCTCCAGCTACAGCTATGGTATCAGGTGACTATGGTTGGTTTAGCAAGGCTTCAGTATAGTATTAAGTACTCCCCTAGCAATAGGGGGGTTTCTCAAGTCTATTCATGGTGAGTAGGCTTGACAAACCAAACTACTTTGGAGAATTAAATGTCAGAAACAGGCGCATTAGCAGTAAGATTTTATAGTAAAGAACTACAAAACGATTTTCTAACCAATAAAGAAGGCAGACCAATTAGCTACATGGCCGACTTTGTTAGAATTGAAATACCAGGCAATCAACTAAGTATTATTGATACTTTTGTGAATAACTCACATAAACAACAATTTCCTACACAATGGTCTATGTATTTAAACGAAAAGGCAGACGGAAATCACAATCCTGATAACGTGCAAGGCACAATATTAAGAGATTGGCCTATTCTTAACGCAGCACAAGCGACAGAATTAAAACACTTTAAGTTCTACACAGTAGAACAAGTGGCAGCAGCTTCAGATCAACAACTTATGGCAATCGGTATGACAGCAGGTATGTCACCATTAGCTTTAAGAGATAAAGCTAAAGCGTTCTTAGAAAGCGCAAAAGACTCATCATTTGTACAAAGACAGGCAGACGAACTTAAATTAAGAGAGCAAGAAATTGCTGATCTTAAAGATCAGATGACTAGATTAGCAAAAATGGTAGAGGAAAAATCAAAATCTGATAAGGCTGAAGTCAAATCAGAAACGAAAGAACCTAAAAAGGACTAATAAATGGCATCAACTCTTTTACAACTCGTACAGCAAGCAACAGGGGAAATGGGATTAAACCAACCTACGCAAGTTGTCGGTAATTCTTCATCTGATGTAATCCAAATCTATTCACTTATTAATAGCGTTGGGTACGAAGTTCAAAGAGATCACAATTGGGAAGCTTTAGACAAAGAGTATAGATTTTATACTGTCTATACAACACTTACTTGTACACTTGTGGAAGATTCTGTCAATGTAACAACGGTAGAATCAACCACAGGGTTAAGTAACCTATATATCGTAACAGGTACAGGTATCAATCAAGATACTTATGTTAATACTGTTACAGGCGCACATACGCTTACATTATCACAAGCTGCTACAACAAGCGGTGTATATACACTTTACTTTTCACAAGCTAAATATCCATTACCAAGTGATTGGGATAGACAAGTAGATCGTACACATTACGACAAATCTAAACGCTGGGAAATGTTAGGCCCTACAGATGCTCAACAATGGCAATTCTTAAAGTCTAGCTATATTTCAACAGGCCCTAGAATCCGTTACAGAATTTTAGGTGGATACTTCCAAGTATGGCCTGCAATGAATACGGATGAGTATTTAGGTTTTGAATACATGAGTAACCAATGGGCTACAAGTTCAGCAGGAGTGACGCAATCATCATTCTTAGCAGACTCAGATACTTGTATATTCCCTGATCGTTTAATGGTTACAGCGTTGAAAAAGAAATACTTTGAAATTAAAGGTTTTGATTCAACAGCATTTACAAGAGATTACTTACAACAATTAAGCTTTGCTAAAGCCAACGATTCTGGCTCTGCTACATTAAGCTTTGCTCCAACACCTGGATCAATCTTAATCGGATTTGAGAATATACCTGACGCTAACTACGGACAATAGTTATGGATAACTACACTTTAAAGTTAGCACAACTATTACAAGGCGCACAACCAGCACAAGGTGGATTAAGCGTAGGTAATTATCCTAATCCTTATGGATTAAGAGCATATCAAAATCCTAATGGTTTTTATGGTGGTCAAATGATGCCTAAGACTACAGGATGGCAAGGTGTTCATAAAACCCCACAAGGTCAAGATATGACAGAATTTTCTATGGGAGATAACAAGGGTGATTTTCCATCTATTGTTCCTACATTAAATGCAAATGAATTAGCTCAAATTGTTCAAAAACAAAACATTACACCATCTGCTAGACAAAAAGCACAAGAATTTGCAGATTTAAGAAGATCACAAGGATTAAGCCCATTCAAGGACTATAATTAATGTTTCCAGTAAAGAAAAGATCATCAGGAAGCGTATCATTACCAGCACCAGTAGGTGGATGGAACGCAAGAGACAGTTTAGGAGATATGCCTGCAACAGATGCAGTCTATCTTACTAACTGGTTTCCTGCTCCTACAGAGCTATTACTTAGAAATGGCCACACACAATGGGTAACAGGCATTACAGGCCAAGTAGATACCCTTATGGCTTACGAAAGTGGCTCTACATCTAAATTACTAGCTATTGCTGGTGGTTCTGTATATAACGTCACTAATCCAGGAGCTGTAGGTGCAGCATTATTAACAGGATTATCTAATTCACGTTGGCAATATTGTAATATTACAACTAGCGGTGGATCATTCTTATATATGGCTAATGGCACAAATACGCCTTATCTATATAACGGTACTACATGGACAAGCATTACAGGTGCTTCTACACCGGCTATTACAGGTGTTACTACTACATTACTTAATAACCCTATCGTATTTAAAAGCAGAGTATTCTTTACGGAAGCTCAATCTTTAAGAGCATGGTTCTTGCCTACACTAGCTGTTGGTGGAGCTGCACAATCTTTAGATATTAGTGCATTTGCTTATAAAGGTGGTTATATTGTACAACATGCAACATGGACAATAGACGCTGGTTATGGTGTTAATGATTACTATGTTCTTTATACATCTAAAGGCCAAGTAGTCGTATATGGTGGCACAGATCCTACATCATCAACAGCATGGGCTATGGTAGGTGTATGGGATTTAGGAACTCCAGTAGGCACTCGCTGTATGTATAAATACGGTGGTGATTTACTATTATTAGGTAAAGACGGTGTTACACCATTAGCAGCAGAATTACAATCATCTAGGCTTGATCCTAGAGTAGCTATTACAGACAAAATTCAATCTGCTGTATCAGAAGCTATTACAAGTTATGGTTCAGAATTTGGATGGCAACTGTTGTTTTATCCAGAAGAAAATCAATTATGGTTAAACGTACCTAATACTGTACAAAAAACACAGTATGCTATGAACACCATTACAAAAAATTGGTGTAATTACACAGGCTGGAATGCTACATGTTGGGAATTGTTTAACGATCAGCCTTACTTTGGTGGAAATGGTTTTGTAGGTCGTGCATGGTATACACAATCAGATAATGGTTCTAACATTAATGCTACTGCATTACAATCATTCTCAGCGTTTGAGAGTCCAGGACAATTAAAACGATTTACAATGTCTAAACCTATATTTAGAACATCTGGTAGCCCTGCTATCTATTCTAATATCAACATAGACTTTAACTTAGATGTGCCTGTTACAACCCTTAATTTTACGCCCACATCATCTGGAACATGGGATAATGCTTTATGGGATGTAGGTGTTTGGGGTGGTGGTTTAAATGTCTTGCAACAATGGCAAGGTTTAAATGGTGTAGGCTACTATGGCGCACCAATCGTTAAAACATCTTCACAAGGTATTGACGTAAGATGGGTTTCTACAGATTTAGTTATTGAAAAGGGCGCAGTACTATAATAGTTCAAGGTCAAGAAGTTGGCGAATGGGTATGTGAAAAGGCAGGTGGCCAATGGAATACCTTATGTCAAGCTATTGGTCAAGTAAATGATGGTAAGTTTGTTATAGGCGTACTTTATAACGGTTATACAGGCAGTTCAATATCAATTCATTCAAGATGTGATATACCAGCAAAGGTTTCAAGAGAATTTTATTGGGCGATATTTAATTACCCATTCAATGTATTAAAAGTCAAACGCTTAACAGGATTAGTCTCTACAGCTAATTTAAAAGCACAAAAATTAGATGAACATTTAGGTTTTGAACGTGAAACCATAATAAAAGATTACTTTCCTGATGGTGATGGGATTGTTTATATTATGCGACCAGAAAATTGTCGCTTTTTAAAACTCGGAGATAGATATGCAAAGTAAGTTAGCTAGATTGTTAGATCCACTTTATAGATGGATTACAAGTTACATGGATAGTTGCGGTTTCATCATGTATGGTATTGGTAAAGATGATCCACCACCACCACCAGACTATGCTGCGGCAGCTAGAGAAACTGCACAAGGTAATATAGATGCAGCTAGAGTAGCTACAGCAGCTAATCGTGTAAATCAAATTACACCTTATGGTAATCTTACTTACAAGCAAACAGGCACAGATTCTTATGGCAATCCTACTTGGACTGCTACACAAGAACTAGCTCCAGCACAACAAAAAATTGCAGAACAACAAGCAGGTTTAAGTTCTGGTCTTTTAAGCACAGCTCAACAAGGTTTAGATTATGCTGGTAATTTAATGGCAAAACCAGGTATTGATATGTCTAAATTGCCTTCTACAGGATTTGATCCAGGTCAGTCATATCAAGATGCTATAATGAAAAGACTTGAGCCACAACTTAATCGTGAAAATCAATCATTTGAACAAGACATGGCTAATAAAGGTATTGGTGTTGGAACTCAAGCATACAATACTGCTAAACAATTATTATCTCAAAATCAAAATGATAGACTTACTTCAGCTACGGTACAAGGTATGAATACAGGTCTTACAGCTAATCAACAAGCATTTGCTCAGCAAGGTTACAATCAAATGCAACCAATTAATGTTATCAATGCTTTAAGAACTGGATCACAAGTAGCATCACCACAATATGTTAATCCAGCTTTACAATCTACAACACAAGGCCCTGATTTACTAGGTGCAGCAGGACAACAATATAATGCTCAATTAGGTGCTACTAACGCAGCTAATGCTGCTTCTGGTGGATTTATGAGTGGTCTTATGAATATGGGTGCTGCATATCTTGGCGCACCTACTACTAACGTATACAGATAAGGATTAAATATGGCATTATTCCCAGAAGATAGTACACAAGACGTTAGTGGTTTACCATCTAATGATGCAATGGCGCAACTTGAGCTACAACGTAGATTAAGAATGGCTCAGGCATTACAAGAAAGCAAAGCACCTGAAGGACAAATGGTTAGTGGTCATTATGTAGCACCTTCATGGACACAATCTTTAGCTAGTGCTTATAGCAAATATAGAGGTAGTAAAGCCGAACAAGAAGCTATGAGACAATATGGTGAATATGCCAAATCTAAAGAACAAAAACAAGCTGATGCTTTAAGAGGTTTTATAGAAGGTATGCAACCTACTGCAACAACTTCTACTGTAGATAATTTTGTTACTAAACCATTAGAACAAGGAATGAATGTTCCTACTTCGCCATTTGGTACATTAGATCAAGTAGCTCAAATTGCACCTAAATTTAATGTTAATCAACCTGCACCACAAAATATGCAAGGTGATATAACTACAAATCAACCTATGCAAGCTACAACATACACTCCAAGATCACAACAAGATTTAATTAGCAATTTTTATAAATATGCTCAAAAATCTGGTAATCCTGATATTGCTAATAAATTTGCATTAGAACAATTTGGCCAAGCTATTAAACCAAAAGTTACTAAATTTATAGATGTGGGCGATAAACAAATTGAAGTGGATGAGAATAATACTCCTACTGGAAGAACATTGCCAAAAGGTTTAAGTCCAAATGAAGCATATCAAAGAGATTTTGATAAATATAAATTTGAAAATCCTTCTGCTACTGATCTTTTACATAGCAAAACAACTACTAGAGGTCAAGATTTAGTAAATCAAAGAGAAAAAGATAAACTTAATCCATTAGGACTTCCAACTTTAACTACACCAACAACAAAACCATTAACAAATAAACAAGGATGGACATTACATACTGATGCTCAAGGCAATCAAGCTTATGTTAGCCCAGACGGTAAACAATTTGAGGAAACTAAATAATGCCATTTGACCTATCTACTGCTTCACCAATGCCACAACAAATGCCAATTCAAGCTACAGGCGAAGATTATTTAAAAACAGTATCACCTACAGCAGCTAATTTAATTAAAAAATATGCTAATGGTGAATTGCAAGTTACTGCACAAATGGTAAGAACACCTGCTGGACAACAGTTACTTGGTGCTATTACACAATACGATCCTACTTTTGATGCTACAAACTATCAAAAACGTCAGCAAACAGCTACTGCGTTTTCTAAAGGCAAACAAGCAGATGCTATTCGTGCAGCTAATCAAACTTTATATCACATGGGTAACTTGTATCAAAGAACAGAAGATTTAAACAATCTAAATATTTTGCCTGGTGTATTAAATGCACCAATTAATTATATTGAGGAAAAAGGATTTGGTGATCCACGTCAAGGTAAATATAGACAATCTTCTCAAGCAGTTGCATCTGAATTACGCAAAGTATTTGCTGCTTCTGGCGGTGGTAATTTAACAGAATTGCAAGCATGGGAAAAATCATTTGATCCAAATGCAGGTGAAAAACAACAAAAGGAATATATTGCAAACGGTGTTGATTTGTTGCGTGGTGCTTTAAAATCTTTAGAATCACAATATCAATCTGGAATGGGGTTAAATAAAAATATTGGAGATTTATTAACTCCTGAAGCTAGAAATGTATATACAAAATTAGAATTAGGTCAAAATCCTAATGTTAAAAAAACTACAGCTCAAAAACAAGGTGACATATTAGCTCAACCTAATAAAATTAGTAATGATGCTGAATATAATTTACTTCCATCTGGTGCTACATTTGTAGATCCAAACGGAATTACTAGAACTAAACCATAAGGATCATATAATGGGATGGCAAGACGCACCAGTTAAAAACGCATGGGAACAAGCTCCTGCAATTAAACCAGGCTTTGATCCACAAACCAATGCACCTTATGATCCTTCTATTCCTACTAATATGACATTAGAACAGGGTAGAAATGCTCCACCTTATCAGCCTACTACAATGGAACGAATTGGTCGTGCTTGGGATGCAAGTAAATTAGAAGGATTAGCACCAGAAGTATATCCTATTGGTGGCCTTACTAAAACACCAATGATGGAAAAAGGTAAAGTTGCTGCAGAAACATTATCTAGCAATATTAAAAACTCAGAAACTGCTCAAAAATTAGCTGCTTTATTAAGCAAATCTAATGCTGCTATTAAATCAATTCCTAATAGATTATTATCGTTTGAATCAGGAAAAGATCCTGAAGCATTTAATACTATTTATCAAGCGTACAAACAAAATATTCCTGAGCTAAAACAAGCTATTGTTGAATCTACCGATTTAGGAAAAAAATTATACAATGATATGGTGTATAACTATACAAGAAAACTTCAAGTTCCGCATGATGTAGCAATACTTGCAGAAGATTATACAAAGGGACATCCTGAAGGATTAGGTGCTTGGGATCTATTAGCTCAACATTATAAAGATTTGCCTGGTGATATGGCAGCAGCAATAAAAAGAACAACAATGCCTGCTTACAAACCATTTGAACAATTAAGTGACGCTGAGAAATTAAAACAAGCTACACAAGCTAGTATTGATACTGCCGCATGGAATCCAAAACCACCTAGCACAGGTCAAGGAATATCTGCTGGAGATTTATGGACTATTGGTAAAAAAATTGGTTTACCATTACTTACACACAATCCATTAATAGCAGCAACAGCTTCTCCTAGAGTTGCTCGTTTAGCAGCTATGTTAGCAGGAAAAGCTGCAAATGTTGGTGGTAAAATTAGTGATACAGCTACAAACTTAGTCAATATGTTGCCTGAAGCATCATTGGAAAACATAATAAATACAGCAATTTTAACGAATAAAGCAAACAAGGAGCAACAATAATGTCAAGAAATGGCGCAGGAACGTATACCCTACCAGCAGGGAATCCAGTCACCACAGGAACAACCATATCATCTACATGGGCTAACAATACCCTAAATGATATTGCATCATCTTTAACAGCATCCCTTGCTTATGATGGTCAAACAGCTCCTGTAGCTAACTTGCCTATGGCTACTTTTGCTCATACTGGTGTAGGTAATGCTACAGTTCGTACTATGTATGCTGCAGCAGGGCAAGTACAAGACAGTACATTCCAATACTTAACAAGCGTAGCTGGTACAAATACTATTACTGCTAATGCAGCTATTTCTATGAGTGCTTTAGCTGCTGGTCAAGTATTTAGATTTATTGCTGCTGCAACTAATACAGGTGGCGTTACACTTAACATCAACTCTATTGGTGCTAAAGCTATTACTAAAAATGGTACAACAGCTTTAACAGCTAATGACATTTTAATTAATAGTGCAGTACAAGTGCTTTATGATGGCACACAATTTCAATTATTAAATTTAGCTAATACTATTCCAACAGGTGTAATTACTATGTGGTCTGGTACGATTGCTACTATTCCTACTGGATGGTTATTATGTAATGGATCTAGTGGTACTCCAGATTTGCGTAATAGATTTATTGTGGGTGCTTATCAAGATACTGCTGGCGTAGCTTATACTACAATTACAGGTGCTGATACACAAACTGGCGGCAGTAAAGACGCTATTGTAGTTAGCCATACCCATACTGCAACAGTTACAGACGCTGGTCACTTTCATACTCTTCCATTTACTGATGGTCAAACTATTGGAGGTTCAGGATCACAACCTGGCTTTAGAGGAAGTGGAACATATAATACATCTACTGCAACCACAGGTGTTACAGTTGCTAACTCCACTACAGGTTCAAGTGGTACTAATGCAAACCTTGTTCCTTACTATGCTCTTGCATTTATTATGAAAGCCTAATAATGAATGACATAAATCCAGTATCCTATGGCAAACTCATAGGCAAGGTAGAATCTTTAGAACATAAAGTAGAAAGCCTTGAAAAAGATATAAAAGAACTATTAGAATTAGCCAACAAATCTAAAGGTGGCCTATGGACTGGTATGATGATCGCATCATCTATCGGTGGTTTTATAGGTTACTTTATGCACCTATTCTCTGGCAAGTAAATGTGGATAACAGAAGATTCTATCGCAGCTTTATATACCGCATTTATACAAATAGAACCCTTCGTATCTATGCCATTTCCACCTGCCAAGCGTGTAGAATTTGTGGTTTGTAATAACCCTGAACTATACGGTCAATACGAACCAGAGCCACACACAATAACAATCTCACTAGGTAAATGTAGTCATTTAGATACTGTTATAAAGACGCTTTTACATGAGATGATTCACCAAATCATTTATATCAAATATCCCAAATCAGAAATATACTTATCCCATAAAGGCGAATTTAAGCGTATGCAACATAAGGTTGCTAAACAATTTGGATTTGATCCGTTAGAATTATGAAAATACTAGAAAAACTTAAAGAATTATTTGCTAAAGGCCCTAAAAAGCCTAAACCTAAAACTGACACACCTGAATTACATCATCACAATCATGGGAGCTCAACAACATAATGGGTAGCTTAATCTCACTTATATTACCAGCATTAGTTCCTGCATTTACAGATGGCGTCAGAGGTATCTTTGCCAAACTAACAGGCGGAGCTGGTGGCCAACCACAAAACATGCAAGAACGCATATCTCTTATACAAGCTGAAACAGAACGCTTAAAAGCATTAGCTCAATTAGACACACCTAATGGTGAACCTTCTAAATGGATTATTGATCTTAGAGCTTGCTATAGATACGTTATTGTATCATTCATACTAATTGCCACTATCTTTGTTATCTACTCACCTAGCGTTTCTGTAGCAGTCGTAAGCGTATTCCTAGACATGACAGGTGCTTGTATGAGCTTTATAATTGGCGAAAGAATGTACTTAGCTATAAAAAGATGAAACTAAGACTAGAGAGGTTTGAATATGGAAGCAGTTATACTATCGGCAAATTCTACATTGATGGTGTTTATCATAGTTTTTCTTTAGAAGATGTAGTAAGAAAAGGGGAAAAGGTAAATGGACAAACAGCTATTCCAACTGGCACTTACCCTGTCATTATTGATCTTTCTACTCGTTTTGGTAAGCAACTTCCCCATGTATTAAGTGTGCCTGGTTTTGAAGGTATCAGGATTCATCCTGGCAATACATCTAAAGACACAGAGGGATGTATCTTACTTGGCACAGCATGGACAGGTGGAGATTTTATAACCAATTCTAAAGTAGCTTTTAATACTTTCTTTGACAAATTAAAGGAAGCTCAAACTGCCACATTACTTGTATGTTAGATTATTTACTTTGTAGCTTGCTTT